TTCAACTTCACCAGTTTCAGAATTTACCTTTGAGTACCAACCATTGCTAGGCTTGACAACGTGTTTAGATTCAAGAGCAATATCAAGTAAGCCGCTCCACTTACTAATACCACCATCAAAAGACACAGAAATAGGAATTTTAGATTTTTCTTTGACATAACGAGATTTCTCAACGTTGATAATAAAATTGTAACCAACAATCTCGGTGCCTTCTTTTTCTTGCTGGCGTCCAAGAATGAAAATGTTGTCAGCAGAGTAGTAAGAACCTGTACCACCACCAACAATATCTTTCGGGAACATACCAATTTCTTTGTAAGTATGGTTAACTACAATCATTGGAATGTCTTTGAGTGACAAGTGTGGAGTAACCATACGGAACAAACTCTTTACTTGTTTTGCCCGGCTCATATCTGCAACAGACTTACCATCCAGTGCATCATCAACTTCTTTCTTTGATGCTAGATTACCAATAGAATCGATAACGATAATGAGGTGTTCACTACGCTCCAACTGTGTAAGTTGTTGCATCACATCAAACTTTAGTTGTTCGATGTCAGTAAGAGGAGTATGGAGCACCCTATCGGTATCAATACCGAATGAATCAAAATAAGATTGAGGAGTCCCAAACTCAGAATCATAGAATAAAAGAGCAGCATCTGGATATTTGTCTAAGTAAGATTTCGCCATCAAAAGGGAGAACGCAGTCTTAAAGTGTTTTGATGGGCCTGCCCACATTGTAAGACCTGGTGTTAGTCCACCATCAAGTTTGCCTGAGAGTGCAATATTGATGGCTGGCACCGCCGTTGGAATCATGTCCTTCTGTGTGAAGAACTTTGATTTGGATAGAATAGCGGAATCTTTGATGCTACTATTCTTTTTAATTTTGTCTAGAATACTCATATATCACCTTTAACTAAAAAAATCTTCAAGTGTGCTTTGTTGTTCAGTCGACCACTCCATGCAATCAAGAATGACCTTAATCGGCTCAAGGAAAGTCTTGTCGAATTGTGTATCATAATCGATATATCGGTCAATGTCAAATTCTTTAGGCAATCTTGCCGGATAGGAGATAACCGTATCTTTGAATGGGTTTGGCATTAATAGATACGAGAACTTGATTTTCTCACCTTCCTGAATCTTAGGATATTTCTTGGTGAGATTAAACTTTTCCAAATTATGATTGTATATGATTGCACCTTTCACATGAATCGGTGTCCCTGATTTATATAGTGTAGCTGCATCCGAATACTTACTCAAGCCATTGATACCACGAGGGAAAGAGATTTCTTCAGGTGGCAAACCACGGAACGATTTACGGAAGTCTGCAATGAACTTGTGCATGTCCTGTTCGGTGCCAGAAATCATAATGTTGATAGATTCTTTCATCTTCACTCGCACAGGTGCAGGTGTGGAAGATTTAATCATTTCAAGACCCATGACTTTCAGGTCAGGTTCATTGTAGCGAACACCTTCATTGTCATACACGTTCATAATGTAACGTTTCTTGGCAGTCCAAATACCTTTGTCAGCCAATGCTTCACGTTTCATCTGCATCTTCTGTGCATATGCATGGACATATTCAGCCAACTCTTTATAGGACTTGTCGATGAATGGTTCAATTCTGTCTTTACAAACACGATCCATGAAGTCGATAACTTTAAGTTTTGGTAGTGAAACAATACCATCAGCACCATACACACTATTGACCAAAGGACCAAGTTTCAAGTAAATCGAATCTGTATCGGAAGCAATGACATAATCAACATTTTCAGACTTCAGGAGTTTGTTCATGTACTCATTCAGTTTCTTTTCAATCCAACGAATACTCAACTGGCCAGCAGTAGTAACACCAAGAGCCATTCGCAAATCATAGAAACGGAAGTATTGAGAACCTAGAGCACCGTAAGCGGAGTTTAGTGAAACCTTCTTTGCGAGTTGTAGGTTATTGAAACGTGCAATACGCTTTTCGATTTCATACTTTTTAGATTCATCTTTCTGATCTTCATACTCTTGTTTGGCTGCCAACATCATCTTCTTGAATTTCTTACGATCTTCATACATTTCAGCCATCATCTTTGGCAAGAAGCCTTGTTTGTCTGTGCGGAAGTATTGACCGTTCGGTGTCAAAGTTACACCACTCAAATTTGATAGGTCAACTGACTTAAGCAACAGTTTATCAACGCTTAGGCCTTGTGACAGAACCTGACGCATTTCATCCGTGTAGTTCTCTGGCTCAATCAAAGTCTCAGGTGAGATATTGTACTGCATCATCAAGTGCGGATACAAGGAATTCAAGTCAAACGATGCAACCCAATCGTGAGCACCGACTTGAACATCTTTAACATATGCGCCTTCAAAAGCACCATCTTTTTCTTGTACATCACGAGGTGGAACAACGATGCCATCTTGCATTAGACGATTATATGTCAGAGCATCCCACATACGAGTCTGTGCAAATACATCTTCATAGTTACACTTGGTGTCATAGGCCAAAGTAAGTGCCAATTCAATCAACTTCAACTTATCTTCCAAGCGGATAATAAGTTCAACGTCTTTGATGTTATATTCGATAAACTTTTGGAAGTTCAAACGATAGAGTTGGTGCAAGTTGTCGAATTCATCATAGGACAATTTGCTTTCACCGATTTCTGCATTAGCAATTGCATCTAGTCGATATGATTCTTGTGATTTACCATTCGGCGCATACCATCTGTATAGTTCGATATAGTCCAGTGATGCAACACCCATAATGTCGTATGCAATCATCTGGCGACCATTGATTATAGTCTTACGTTCACCAATGTATTTCCATGGCGACATGAGTTTAGTTTCATCTTCACCAAGAATCTTGCGAAAGCGGTTAATCAAATATGGAATATCGAAGAACTTGGTATTCCAGCCAGTCAATACGTCCGGTGTATTATTGAGCCAGTGCTTAACGAATTGCTTACATAATGTCCATTCATCTTTACACTTGATGTAATGTTCATCACCTTGGACAACATAATCACCACAGCCGAAGACCAAGGTCATGCCGTTGATGTATTTGAGACAGATAGCCGTGATTGGTTCGTTGGCGAGATATGGATCAGGGAAACCATTCTCGGAACCAACTTCAATATCGATTACACCGACAGTAACGTGATCTTGGTCCCATTCGACCATATTCGGATGTTGTTCTCCGATGAATGCATATTCATATCGAGTATTGCCATAGATTTTAGGACCACCAGCAACGCCCGTGAAACTTTTGATGTACTCACGGGCTTCCTTAATGTCATCAAACTTCTTACGTTGAAGTAATGATCCATCCAAGGACTTGTAAGTGCCTTTCTTGCTATGGATATAGAGTGATGGCTGATAGTCAATTCTTTGTTTGACCTTTTTGCCATCCATAACGCCACGGTAAAGAATGGAATTACCGAAGCATTGTACGTTTGTGTAAAAATTCATTAGTCGATGATTAGTTTTTTAGATGGAACAACGATACCAGAACCGAAAATCTGATTATAGTTGCTGATAAAGTCCTCTGCTGGGACATAAGAGTATACTACATGTTTCTTAGCCAATGCAATGGTCGTGCCTTTTTCTTGCGGTGCATGGATTGGAAAGGGTGCAAAGCCTACGTTAGGTTGACCGTTCTGGCCACGGACTACAGCAATACCAACAGGATTCTCAAGCACAAATTCTGTTTCGGATTGAGACTGCACTTCTCCAAGTACATCTTCTCCAGTGATAAGTTTCAAAGCAATAACGTTCATAAAATCTCCTAATAGTTGAGTTCGCATAAATATACTTATGATTGATTGTACAACATGGCAACTGAAATGTCAATAGGATGGGTGTAAATGAGTAAAAAAATTATTTTAATGGTTTTGGCATTAATGACGTTCGGTCTGGCACAAGCGCAGCCGATTGTTACCGATTCAACCTCAAAGAGTACGGTAAACTCCTACTCTGATTCAACTACAACAGTAAAATCTCCACCACCTTCGGCGATTTCACCAACACTGAACATTTCAAATACCGATTTGTGTACAGTTGGTGTAGCGGGTGCAGTACAAACACAAATTCTTGGATTGTCCGCAGGAACTACAGTCCGAGATATGAATTGTGAACGATTGAAATTATCCAAAACACTTTATGACATGGGCATGAAAGTTGCTGCGGTGTCCACATTATGTCAAGATAAACGGGTATTTGATGCTATGATGATGGCAGGTACTCCATGTCCATATGATGGAACAATTGGCTCTGAGGCAAAGGAGCAGTGGAAAATTAATAGCAAACTTCAACCTGGCAAAAAAGAAGAAGAAGAAAAATCTGAAGGGATGAGTGATGGTACTAAGACATTATTTGGCGGCCTTGGCATTGCTGGTATATTGCTCTTGCTCTTACACTGAAATAGTAAATAATACTACCACGAACGCAGCTAGTCAAGGTCTACAATGGACTATGACTAACGTTATTCCGTCTGTGACAGGCTTAACTATTGATGGTGTTATCTATCAATACACAACCGTAAAAAATACGATTGATCCTATGACTGTATCAGTGCAAAACAAAAATGCACTAGGTACTGGATACACCTTCAGAAGTGTCGATAACTGGTCTGGTTTGCCGGGAAATTCAATAACGAAAGTAGTACCTGTAGACAATATTCCTAGTGCATATTGGGGTAATGGAGAAATAGCTGTAGATGGTAAAGGTTCCGTACATAATGCTTCCGTTGTTTACAAGTACAGATATGACACTTGTGTGAATGATCCGTTAAGTTCCCCTAACTGTCCTGGTTACGATGCAGCAATGTTCAAAAAACTGTCATTAGAATCTGCTCAACCAGTTGATCCATTAAGTAATCAATATGTAAAAGCTGCATTGGTGAGTCCAGCGCCACCAGAAGAAGAAAAGAAACCGCCGGTAGCCGAAAGTAAAGAAAAGAAGAAAGAGCAGACACCGGCCGAGAAGAAAGCTATTGTAAATACTCTAGTGAATAAAGATGCGGCTGCCACTGCGGCAAAATTGGAATCACTTAATAACATACCTGGCCTGGACCTTTATCGGATAAATATGGCCGGTGGAGTTTATAATGAAACGATTCGTTATGTGGATAAGAAACTACCGGATTCAAGCAAGGCGAGAAGATTAACTATGGCTCAGGAAAATTTACATAAGAGCATGGTAGATTCACAATATGATCGTTGATTGTTAATAAAAACTAAAAGGGAAAAACAAATGTTTAAGAAAATCCTACTGGCGAGTTTACTTGCTATTCCGTTGTTTGCATCATCAGAGGATATACCAATCACTGGTGTTGTAAGCTCAAGATGTGTAATCTATACTGAAGTTCCTGGTGTTTATGGTAACCCTGCACCTAACGTTCTAAGCACCGCTGCGGCTGATGGTGGTGTGCAACCAATCGTTCGTTATGATGTTGTGCAATCTGGTTATTACAAAGCCGTCATCAGCGTACCTAACTCATTTTCTTCAGGCCCATCACTAACAGATACTGTTACATGGACTGGAAGTGTTGATGTGAGCAGAGTGTCTGATGCTGCAATGTCTGCATATACAACCAATAAAAGAGTGTACAACAATACAACTGAAATTAATTTGACTGTTCCGGGTTCTGTTTGGTTCAAAGCAGATTCAAAAGCAGAATACGGCTACAATAAAGCATACCCAGCAGGAACATATAGAGCCGTGGTGTCGGCCGCTTGTATCGCAATTTAAAAATGTAAAATTATATTATGTTTCGTTATGTTTTTATCTTGTTAATGTTTGTAATCGGTGGGTCTGCAAATGCCCACCAATTTTTACCAACATATCCGACCTTCCAGTATTCATTTATTGAAGGTGTTATGTATACAAAGATGCAGCTTTTCAACAAGAGAAAAGAAGTTGAATACTATGAGTTGTCTGTGTTTGATGCTGATTGGAACCCTGTTACGTTTGCGTCAGAAAATAAATTGATACACATTAATTATCTTCAGACTAAGGATGTTAATGTGTATGTTAAGAAAGAGGATATAAAGAGAGTCACTTACATATGTACTGAATCTAAAATCAAAAAAGAAGATGTACAAAACACTGTAATATCTTCTAAAATTTGCTCAAAAGTACGATGAAACACTATATTATTTTTGCTTTGATGATGTTTTGTAATTTAAGTCAGGCTGGAAACGGTTCTCTTAATTTGGCAATACCTAGTGCGCCAGGAAGTTATCAGTCGGACAGATTTAGGGCCGGTGACTTAGATTGCTCGATGGCAATTGGTTCTGGTACAAACGTTGAATTTGGTGTTGTGGGTGTGATTAGTCAACCAAACAACCAAACAATTTCAACTGATACGCTGAATCCATCAACGAAGGATGTAGGTGTATATGGAAGAATTATTATACCGATTGGGATGCCCAAAGGTAGAGTTGATTGTAATGTTTTATATCAACTGGAATTAGATAAAAGACGAATGGAAATCCAAAAATTGGAAAGTGAATTAAATAATTTGAAGGCTTTGAAATTTGAAAAATGACATTTTTTGGATCCATTCTTAACATGAATGGAGAATTAAATGTCGGAAGAAAATGAAAACCTTGAAGATGATGAAGTAGAAGATATTGAAGAAGGTTCAGAAGAAGAATCTAATGAATCTAATGTTGAAGAATATGCCGGTGCAATTGCCGGTGTTGCAGCAGGTGCCTTAGCTAAAAAAGCTACTGGCAAGAAAGGTAAACCTGCAACTAAAAAAGCAGCAGTTAAGCCTGCGACCAAGTCTGCACCTAAGGGTACTGTAGACCTTAACTCCAAAGTTGACGAAATCCAAAAACTTACAGATAAGAATACTGTATGGACTGTAGCAGGTTATAGTTTTACTCCTGCAAAGTTGATGATTATCGGAACAATCCTATCATCAGCACTTGGCGGACTTTATGGTGCATTTGAGGTCTATAAAGATTACATGGACATGAAGAAGAAAATCGCCATGTATGTTGCACCTGACCTAAGTGCATTCGATAAACGACTTGCAGTAATCGAAGAAAACTCAGGTAAGACAAGCGATTATACCCGTGATATTAAGAATGACCTGAAGAACGACATTCGCCGTAATGAATCCGTTACGGAACAAATCGAACGTAGTGTTAAGCAAGCCCAACGTGAGACTGACCAGGAAATGCGCCAGGCACGCAAGGATGTACGTGAGGACTTAGATAAGGCTCGTGGTGAAGTCAATGCTATTCGTAAAGAGATGGCTGATGCACGCCGTGAGATTAGCACCGAAGTAACTCAACTCAAAAAAGAAGTTGATAACAAGATTCAAAAGGCTATCGATAACCCGTTGGCAAACAAATGAAATATCTTTTATTATTGTTGTTGGTTGTATGCATTCCATCATCAGCAACAAAATGGGAATGTGTTCGTTGGACCTGGAAAGGTGATGTTTATAACAGAACAGTCACCTGTATAGAATGGCGTGATAAAGATTTGCGAGAGAAAAAGAAATGATTGATCCATTCACAGCATTCGCCATGGCTCAAGGTGCCGTAAAGGGCATCAAAGCTGCAATACAATTAGGTAAGGACGTTAATGGGTTGTACAAAGAGTTTAGTACCTTCTTTCAATCAGCAGATGAAGTACATCGTGCATCAACAAAGATGCGAATCGATAATATTGGCAAGACTGATGCACAGATAAGCGATCAGGCACTACAGATTGCAATGGCATCAAAAGCATTGCGTGATTCTGAAAGAGAACTGAAGGACTTACTGTATTGGAGTGGAAACGCACCAGTCTGGGATGAGATGATGGCTGAGAGATTACGAATGTTGAAAGAGCGTAATGCTGCCGAAAAGGCAATTGCTGACAAAAAGCAAAAAGATAAAGAAGCAATGGCTGAAATTATTATGAACCTACTGTATTTTATAGGTGCACTAATGATAGTTATTCCCGTTTTGTATGGGACATTCTACGTCATCACTAATCGAGGTTTTTAATTGGAGCGGGTTGAGAGAATCGAACTCTCGACGGAAGATTGGAAATCTACAGTTTTGCCATTAAACTAAACCCGCATATTGGTTGCGTGAGGATGGATTTGAACCACCGACCTTGGGATTATGAGTCCCCTGCTCTACCAAACTGAGCTACTCCGCTATACTATATATGCAACTTTTGGTACGGCCACCCGGACTCGAACCGGGACGCACAAGGCGGGAGATTTTAAGTCTCCTATGTCTACCATTTCACCATGGCCGCATGTCCATATTGAAGTATATTAAGGTCTATCCGCACTTGTAGTTTTCACTAGAGTAATCTGGTGTACCAGCCCTGATCCCGACCCGAAAGTCTTGTAGAGATTTAAATATACTTCAAAATGGACACCTTTCGGTGCCCAATACGTTACAGCACTTTGTAACGGTCATCCATGATGGTCTTAAGCATCACAGATTCTGGTGTGAAGGTTTCTAGGTCACCAGCAAGCAATGGCTTAACCACGGCTGGAGAGAAACCAGACACCAGTGCAGTACCAGACTTATCAAACTTCACAGGTGCGTTACCATATGAAGCATTCAAGTTCCAGAACACAACCTTTGGCAAGGTGTATCCTGCTTCTTTGTACTTACGTGCAATCATTTCAATTGCGGAATCGTCGTGACGAACGCAAGAATCAAATTGCATGTCGGACAGAATCAACACCATTGCTGGCATATCTTCTTGTGCTACGTTACCTTTTACAGCAACGTCTAGGATTTTCTCAAAAGCCTTATTCAGGTTAGTGTTCATATCCCAGTCAGACTTAACCATTTGGTCAATCTTTTGGTTGATGTTGCCCTTTAGGTGCAACAATTCTGGCTTGCCAGAGAAGGTCAAGAATGTGTCCTTGAACGCACCCTTGTTCTTGTCAGCAAGGTACAGACCCAAAGATACTGCAACTTCCATACAAGTCAACTTACCGGTCTTGCCTGCGAGGCAGGTCATAGAACCAGATACGTCAACCAGAGGCAGAATGTTTGCATCTCCAACATAGTTAGGCAATGCGTTCCATTGTGCTTCAATCAAGTTCAATTCAGTCTTATCGAATGAAATGCCATAAGAGTTGATGCGACCCTTCAACACATCATATGGGTATGCCACAGATGCATTCACCTTAACTTCAACTGTACGATCTTTTGGATCCTTCATCAGTTCTGCAACATAAGCCGCATATGCTGGTGAATTACGGTTGAAAGCCTTCTTGTAACGTGCTGCCGCAGCAGAAGGAACGTGCGAGAAGTTAATCTCATTCCAGTCTTTTGCACACATTTGGGTTTCAACAACCTTAGTCATTTCAACCAAAGACTTACGATAAAACTTAGGTGACATTCCGAAGAATTGACGCACTTCTGCGGCAATCTTACCTTGGCGTGGAGTCCACTTTGCTGCCAAACCATTCTTTTCACGCAATGCGTCACCAAGCATGGTATATGCCACAGACTTCATTTCTTGGGTGTTGAAAACGAACAAGTCGTCCCAACGGCCAAGTTCAGGAACTTTAGCCAACAGAGCCTTAGCGGCTTCAGTATCAGTCTTTTCGAGATACACTAGGATATCACGGAACAACTGACGTTCACCTGCACCACCACGAGCATCACGAAGCCATGCGGCTACACGCAATGCCAATTCACGGTTTTCTGCCAAAGCGGCCGCAAATGCAGGCTTAATATCTTTGCCACGAGATGCACCGGCATTGTAGAACAGGTCTACAACTGCGTTTGCAGTGGACTTTCGTGCCTTCATACCATTAGTGGTACGGGCTTCTTGATTTACTACAGCTTCTACGAATGTTGACATAATAAACTCCTTTTCAATCAACAGGTTAAACTTTTTTGCGTCCTCTGTGCTACCGTTACACTAATATCCGGAGTCGAACCGGTCTCAAGGTTTTGGTTGCATTAAAATTATTTGCGGAACTTAACCTAAAATACAACAGAGTAGTTTGATTGCCGCCGTGGCACATCACCAGAATGGTTGGTAATGCTGGAATCGAACCAGCTATTTTTGTTTTTGCTGAACCTACTCTAAAAACTTTTACATGAACACAGTATAACAAGTTAAGTGTAATTTGTCAAGTCTTTTTTAGCATTGTGCCAAAAAAACAACATTTGGTACCCCCACTCTGACTCGAACAGAGAGAACTCCTCCTTTTGAGAGAGGTGACTTTACCAATTTGTCCATGAGGGCATATTAAATTTGGTGGAGATGGTGGGATTCGAACCGCACACAAGAACTTTTACAGAGTTATAGCTTAGATTGTTGCAGAACTTATCCTTTACAGGATAATTTTTTTGCTTTGCTATGCTACCATTACATCACATCTCCAAATTTGGTGGGTCACCGCAGATTCAAACTGCGTTCTCTCGCCTTAAGAGGGCGGACTTCATCATCAAAGTTTGTAACCCATATATGGTGCCGAAGGCTGGAGTCGAACCAGCGACACACGGATTTTCAATCCGCTGCTCTACCACCTGAGCTACATCGGCTAAATCTGGTGCTTCTACCAAGAATCAAACTTGGGTTTCGCCCGTACCAAGGGCGTGTATTGTCACTATACGATAAAAGCAAATTGACACACTACTTGTCCCATTGTACGCCGAGTGTCATGGCGATATTGGTACCTCGTGACGGGATTGAACCGCCGACCTTCTCCGTGTAAAAGAGTTACTCTACCGCTGAGTTAACGAGGCATAATTTGGGGTGTCTGATGGGGATCGAACCCACGCATATCGGAATCACAACCCGAGGCCTTACCACTTGGCGACAGACACCATAAAAATGGAGCGGGATACGAGAATCGAACTCGTGTCTAAACCTTGGCAAGGTTTCGTTCTACCATTTAACTAATCCCGCTTTGACTAATATGCATCAGCCAGTTCTTGTTCTGCTAGAATCCGTTTTAGACGGTCAGCACAGAAAGAAGCCGCTGGTGCATCTGGTTTAACCATAGGTGTCATGTTACATGTACCTTTGATATAACCAATTGCTTGTTGAACAACACAAGATGAACC